CCCATTGCTGAGTGTATATGTATGGCTATTGGATACTTAGTTCTATAACTGAATATCTTATCAAAAGTTGCTTGAAGAGGCTCGAAATTAACAAACCACCACGCTAGGGGCACAAGTACAAGTAAGTTCATGTGCCCAAAGATAGTGCAATTATTTAGAATGGCAAATCATCATCTGTAGCTTGTGCTATAGGAGTAGGTGATAGTTCTGCACGTTTGTAAGGTGGTGTGAACTGAGCACTAAAGTACTTAAGTCCTGTCTTACTTTCTTTGAGCCATAGAGCTATCTCCATCTCTTCATTGTTTACCATTACCTTACCCTTGTAGTGTGGGTGAGTTTCAGCAGTACGCTTATCATTCTTAAAGATAGCACCTGAATTGTTCTTTGTTTCCATTTTACTTAATTAGATTTATTACTATTATTACTCCCGTTACATATCCAAAGGCTAACGCGAACGCCATTTTTATTCTTTCAATCCAAAGTTTTGATTCTACCATATAACCCGCAAATGGTAACCCAATGAACGGCGCGATGAAAGCAAAGAATATCATTCCATAAATGTTTGCTTCCGATACACTCCGAATATAAAAGGTCGAACAAATTTCGATAATTAACGCGCTTAAAAAGATTATTATATTTTTCATTCTGTTCATAGTTGTGTTATTAATTGGTTATAATACTCTCTGCATTGTTCTACCTTGAGCTTAATCTGCTCTATCACCTCATCATCCCTTTGTATTACAAAAGTCTTTACTCTCTTAGCATCAGGGATATGGTCAAAGCTGTGTTGCTTCTGCACCTGGTCTCTTAAGTCCAGGCTCTCCTCCATTAGCCCTAACTTATAGTGAGCACTCTTTACCTCCTGCTCTACTATGGCATGGGGTGTATTGGTTAGGCAGTAGCATAACAGTGCCTCTTGTTTATCAGTTAGCCACATATACCCTTGAAGCTGGTAGTAGTAATCTTTATTAGGAGACTCAGTTTCAAACCATGGGAACGTGCTACCACTCCATGAGTTTTTAACATCTATTAGCACCTGATCAGTAACCACATCAGGAGTACCTGTAAGCCAATCATTACTATAGTTCTTATCATTCTTAAACAGAAAGCCCTTATCTAGCACTTCCATGACGAACCCTAAGCACATATCCTCACACTCATTACCCTTATCAGTATACTTAGAAGTAAATTCTTTTCGTATCCCATAAACGTGTCCCAGGGCTAGGCCCTGGATATACGTCTTAGTTGTTTGCGATAGTACCTCCGCTTTAGTTTTGGAGGAAGTCATTATCTTACCTATGGAGCTGCATCTTATCTTCATTGTACTAGGAGTAAAGCCTTCTGCTGAAGGTCGGTTAGGTCAAAGCTATCTTTTAACTTCTCTACAGAATACTTACCATCTGCTATAGCTACTAGTGCATCATCAAATCTCTCCATACTAATCTTAGGCTTAGCAGTTGCAGCCACATGGCCATCATCATCTGTAGCTTGTAAAGTTAGCAGGCTCTGAATGGTGTACCTCCTAAAGTAAGAGATTTGACTGCCCTGCTTCTGAGCATCTAAGCTAAGGTCTAAGGTCATACAGCTAGAGATACTAAAGCCTGTGTATATGCATACAATTTGAGTACATACACTACCATTTTCTATAGGCTGTAGCAAAAGTAGATCATGCTGTAATAAAATAGGCTCAACAGTCTCTAAGATAGAATTGATATCTGCATAGGACTTTTTAAAGTGGGGGTTAGTAGCGTTCTTATGTACCTTACCTATTAGTTGTTTGGCTTGGTGAAGCCTTACATAGAAGGGAGCAGGATGCTGCTCAACCTCCTGAGGCTTCTCAGCCTTAGTTGTTTTTTCCATTGGTTTGTAGTTTAATTGTTTACAAATATACTAAATTTAATCTATATTCACATTATTTTCTAAAATAATTTCTCTCAGCTTCTCTCTCACCTCATACATCTCCTCTTTACCATTGTACTTGTACTCACTTCGTAACCACTGATCCATCTCTACAAGTGCCATGTAATAGTTGAAGCCATTGGTAGCAAAGTCAAAGTCCTCCCTATCCTCAGGTAGGTTATATTCTAGGGTAGCTTTCATATTATTGTGTCAACTTTTACCACTTATCTTTTATCGTTTTGTTTTTATACTTCGCCAAAGGTAGTTAATTTTTATAGTTTTGGCTAAATATATCATACCACTCCACAAAGCTATCAAATTCCTTAGCCACATAGTATATCCCTCCTGCTCTCTCTATATTCTCCTGGTATCTCTTCTGAGCTTCACTCATCCTATCCTTACCAATCTTTACCTCTATCTTCACTGACTTACCATAGATGGTAGCAGATATATCAGCTGAGCCTGGGGTGCTAGTGCTTTTGGTCCATGTTACCCCTACTATCTTACCACAGGTAGCCCTCTTAGTTCTAGCCACTCCCATAGTATTAATACGTTCAGCTTGGTGGTCACTGTAGTTAAGAAAGTCACAGATACATCTAGTGAGCCCATTAGCTGTGCTGTCAGTGTAGACAGTAAAGGGTACTACATGACCTGGTGCTGATGGGTACCTGTATGCCATGTACTTAGTCTCTAGTGCTCTGAGTAGAGCTTTGTTTGCTTTGTTCATATCCTACTAGCTTTATCTGTTAATTCGTCCCATATATCAGTAGTATCAGGGACCACTGCACCTTCTTTGCTGAGCTCAAAGTATCTACCATGGTTATCTCTATTGGTTGTAAACTTAAGGTCCTTGTATTTACAGTACTCTTTTATCCATTTGTGGAATCTTTTAGTATCTAAGTCCTTATATCCTCCTGTCTCATTCTTAAACTTCTCGAGGCTAGTTGAGTTGTATAGCCTTGTATTTAGTTCTAAGCCATTATCTATAACAAATTCGTAGAAGTCCTTGCACGTAGCTTGTATCAGCCTCTTAACGTCTGCATTTATAGGTATAGTCTTAACTAGCCCTGCCTTCATAAACTGCTGTAGGTTATTAATCATGTAGTTATCAAACACATGCCACTCATCCTCATTCCACTCATCGAAAAACAATTTTTTGTACAAATCCTGTGGGCTATTGGTAGCATTGAAGTACTGAAAAAACTCCACCTCATGCCTTCTCCTATCATGGCTACCACCTGCACCACTTATCACATAGTTGGTAGTAATCACTATCTTAGGGCTGTGCTCAAAGGGTATAAATATCTCATCTTTGTTTTTTCTATTCACAGTAATACCTTCTGATATTAAACTAAATAGCTGCTCAAAGTCAAAGTTCTTTTTTACATCATCAAAGGCCAGTATCTGACTATCTACATTTACCCTTTGATATACAAAGTCACTCTTTGCAGGGTTAAAGCTTTTCCCATCTATCTTAACTATATTTCTAATCTTACCAATAGCAGTTAGCACTAAGCTCTTACCACTGCCCCCATTAGGGTTATCATCTATCTCCTGATCATTAAAGATAATTGCCTTTTGATCAGCCTTATCTTTGTGAGTATGTAGCAGGTACCCAATAGTACATTCTAGTGATCGTATCCTACTTACATCATTCGCACATATTTTGCTTATGAAGTCTCTAAAGTCATTCCTACTACCACTACCTGGTGTGTAATCTCTTTGAATGATATGACTATCCCAAATGTACCCCTCTATATCAATGTAGGGTACTATCTCTATATTAGTCTTACTTACCTTTACTACTCCATTTCTATAGGGTAGGTAGCTAATATCCTTTGTATCATCAAGCATTAAGAACTCTATGCTATCTATCATGGTAAGATGGTTATCTGTAAAGAGGTAAGGGCTCTTACAACAGTAGTTCCATACATTAATCTGTTTTTTAGTTTTCAGGTAGTCAAGTATATAATCTTTAATTTTCTCTACACTAGACAGGGATACCTTATTTTCTACTACTCTTACAAGTGTAGACTTATGGGCACCTTCATGGTAATATCTAGCAAATCCATTTTTAGTTAGGAAGGCAGTGTATAAATCAGGCTCTATGCAAATTCCCTTTTTGTCTACCTTCCAAAAAACTTCTTCACTATTAGCTACTTCCTTATTAATATCGGCTACTACCTCAGAAGATACATCAAGCTGCTTTACAATATCTTCAGGCTTAATACCATCCCTTATTTTTAGCTTAACTTTATCAATAGTGGCATTATCTTCAAAGTATTTGCTGTTAGGCAGGGCTTTCTTATATCCACTTCCTACAGCTATTCTTATTTCATTTTCAGTAAAGCCATCCTCAGCATATTGTATAAGGTAATTTTTAGCAGTGGTAACATCTATACCATACTCACAGAAGCAGGAAGCCACTTTGAATATCCAATTATTCCTACCTGCCCTAAAATCACCAAAATTAAACTTCATTATTAGGCCTATAATCTTATCATCATTGGTAATAGATAGCACTGGTACCCTCTCAAATGAGCTGAAGCCTGCATCCTGTGTAATATCAGTGTACTCTAAGGCCTTGATATTAATATATGCATCAGTGTCATAGCTCTCAAAGCATACCCTGCTCACATTAGCACTACTAGGATCAAAGTACTCACTATCTATGTGCTGTTGGTAGGCCTTAAATCTTCTTTTGTGCTCAGCTTTATCACAAGCAGGTATCTTAATTACACATTTGAGCCCATTACCACTAGGAGAAGTGAACAGCATATAAGTGTATGGTGAGCTTATTAGCTTAGCACGTTCAGCTTCCATTACTTCTAGGTTAGGGTAATCATCAAAATCAGTAATACAAAGCCCTGAGTGCTGTATTAGGCCATTATCATTACGTTCACTAAAGGTGCCATTGAACATAATAGCTCGTAGTGACTTTTTTGTCTTATCATACTCCTCATGCCCCTTATCTAAAGCCCTAATTTTTTCTATTTTTTGTATTAATTCAGGGTATCCTTCTTTTATCCTGTAATATACCTCGAGGGCAGTTTGTGTAAAAGGTGTCTCTTTAGATTGAAGTAGAGACTTAAAAACTGATATATTCATAATGTCGCAAATGTAGTAATAATGTCGTTAAATTGGTAATAATGTCGCAAATAAAGTTATCGTCATTGGCTAATAAATAGTGTAGGTATAGGTTTAAGCATATTTCATGACGATGCGACGCTAGAAAAACCTAGTACCCCTCCACTTTTTGTGGAACTCTCAAAGAGCCCCTATAGCGTAGCGTCATACCGTCATATATAATGGTTAGCAATCATGGTCTGAAGATACTCAACTTGCTCCATGCTAGAAAGTTCTAACACCATATCCTTCAAGGGTTTAATCTTTTGCTTTTTAACAAATTTATTAGCTAAATCAGCTGTATAAAGAATGTATACCTTATCTTTGTAGCTAGTGTAATCGTCATGCTTCTTAAGGCCATTGTAGATAGTTGCATGTGTCCTATTAAATACTCTACCTATAGCAGATAAGCCCATACCATCTTTGTACAGTACATTGTACAGGTAATACCTCATATAGACTAACTTCTGATACTTTGAGTGCTCTTGTAGTTTGTACTTTACTATGTAATCCTGCACTAATTCTAGGTTAGTCATTTTAGTTTATTTTGGGTTACTGACTTAAAGAGCTCAGACTGGCTCTCAAGCACTCCTGTAGCATTAATGAAGTCTATCTCTACCTTAGCAGAAGATATAATAGCAGAGCTTAGCTGAGCTATTGCCTTTGACTTCTCTACTTCAGCATTAATTTGTTCAGGTGTTAAATTTTCATCAGCTAGTCTCTCTAGGGCCATGAAGATATGATCACGTAGATCACTTAGTTTGTTTTGTGCCATTTGTTTTGTTTTTTAGTTTATTGGTTAATTTAATTAGTTGTTGTATCTCTTCAGGGTATCTATGGATGGTGTTACGTAGCATGTTTTCCTTCATGGTAATTGCTTTTAAGTTACTTATATCATGGTTAGTATTGTTACCATCTATGTGTATTACTATATGCCCTCTAGGTATTACCCCATAATTAGCTTCATACACATATCTGCTGTACAGTTGCCACTTACTATCACTTAGCTTAATATAAGCGTATAATCTACCACATTTCTCAGGTCTATAGCTTATTGTACCATTAGGCTTCCAATTCATAGGCCTGTGCCCTGGCTTAAACATAGTACCTCTTACCTTATGATATATATCTTCAGGCATTTGCTTACCTTTATTGTGAGGAGTGTGCCCTGGCTTATATTGATTAGCTACATTCGGCTCTATAAACCTACCACTTGCTGCAGTCTTAAGGTAGTTGATGTCCTTATGTATCTTATAGGCCCATGCGATATTATACACCTTTGATATTGTTATCCCTAATTCCTTAGCTATTACAGCTGTACTCTCAAATGGGTATCTTTTAATCACTTCTGCTTTGATATTCATACCTCTTCTACTATGTAACCGTTATCAATATACCACTGGGGAGTATCTGCTTGCTCATCTGTGAAGATGTAATCATGCAGCTTGCCATCTTTGCCTAGGTAGCAATTCCACCATGAGCCACCTTCAGGCTCTACGCTATCCTCTAGCCATACTCTATTCATACTTTCTCTATTTTGAAGTGACCATTATTGTGACTGCCTTGCTTTCTCAGTTGGCTCTGCTTCCACCTTGCTAATTGCATGGATGGGAAGTGATAGCTCTCTATGAGCTTATCACCTATGTAGTACATTAGCTTAAACATCTGTAGGAGGGTTAAAGTCCTGCTCACTTAAGTAGTCTAGGTACAGCTCTAAGTCAAAGCTACCACCTTTATCTTCCTCACAGCTCTGCTCTCTCCACCATAACATCTTCCTTTTAAGGCTGTATGTGGTAGGTATGTATATGTTATCATCTTTCGTTAAAGTAGTCATCGCTGTCTTGTTTAGTCCACTCAGAATATCCCCAATCTTCAGGGTTATTTTGTGCAGTGTTAGTTACTAATGTTGTACAAAATTCTACTTCTAGTTCAGTGGGATGATATGCTAATTTAGGACCATACATTAACTGTTTTGTGCTAGTCATATACATGGCATCTACATCATCATAGGCTAAGAAGTTAATAATAAACTCACTTGTGTAGCAAGTACTACCATCCTCATCATACCATTCTACATGAGCCTCACAAGGTCTCACATAGTTAATCTCAGGGCTGTACATCATTGTGCTTCTAATTTTTCAAGTAGCTCACCTATTGCATACCACTGGCTGTATAGCCGTTTAGCTTCAGGATCATGGTATCCAAATAATTCTTGAGTTTCTTGAGCTTCTGAATAGAGCTCTTGCTGATACGAGATAATAATCTCTCTTTCTTGGTTTGTCATTGTGGTTTGTTTTAATTAGTTAGTGAGACAAATATACTTACTTACAATATACTGTTCAATTCTTTTTACATTAAGTTATCAACAATAAATTGTTAGTTAATAACAAAGCCCCCTACCAAACCACTAATAGAGGGCTTCTTAACCAATTAAACCTAGTACAAATTTACATATTAAATTTGTGACTATCTACATATTTACAGCTCTTTTGGCTAAATCTCTCAACTTTTATAGTAAGTATCCTACCACCTAGAGGCTTAATAGGAGCACCACGTTCAACATGCCACCCATAGCTTCCTTCACCATACTCTTCTTTGTACGTTCCTGTGAGCATTAGGTGTAATTGCTTCTGTTTGTGAGTGTAGCCATTACCTGCCTGATGATCTACTGTATCTCTTACGTCATTCCTGCAGCTGTTCTCATGGATGTGGCCCATTGTAAACACATCAAAGCCTTCATACAGTTCTAGTGCCCTGGTTAAATTGATAGCACCTTTTGTAACTACCCCACCACCACCTGATCCATGGAAGTATTTAATCTTAGTGCTAGTGCTTATCGTGCCCATCATGTTGCGCACTATTATCCACCCCCCATATCCACCTACTTGTATGTTAGCACCACTTTTAATGTTAAGGAGGTCCACAAACCTTTGTAATATATCAGTTTCTTGGTACTTTATGATAGCAGTTTCATGGTTGCCATATCCTATTAGCCTAATTATAGATGCATAAGGCATAAACCAATCTACAGCAGTCTCTACTATGCTATCAAGGTACTTAGCATTGTTATGCTCAGGTCTAATATCAGACTTATTACCTCTCTTATCACCTTTACCCTGCATAAGACAGAAAAAATCACCATTAACCATGACAGGTATCTGCTCTGTTAAGCAGTAGTCAAGGTGTTTTTTTAGCATTACTCTGTCGCATTTAGGGTTATCCCAGTGCAGATCACTAAGCATAGCTATCCTAGCATGGCTACCATCTATATGTAACTCATGTATATTCTTTGCGTGTTTTATCATCTTAAGGGGTTGTATAGTTTGTCAAGTATTCTAAGCACAAAGCTCACTAGAAAGCCGGCTATAAGCCCATAGACAAACAGCATCCAATTAGTCTTAGCTTTTTTAATCTTACCATCCTTGTATATGTACTTATATTTGAGCACATCCTGCTTAAGTATCTTAGTTTTGTACCTATATTCTATTCTAGTTTGCCACCTGGTCTTAGGAACATAAATATTATTAAACTGAATGATGGTATCTTTAGTGGTAATAAACTTCTCGTATACAATCGTATCATTTCGTATCACTGCAAAGCTATCTAGGGCAGTAATTCTGATAGTATCACTTTGAGTTACTAACTTTAGCCCATGCTTAAGTGCTTTCTTATAGTGGTACTGTGCTTTCTTAGCACTTGAGCAGGAGCCTAAGAGGCATAGTGCGATAATTGGTAGGATGTATCTCATAAGTTCTCTAGCATTGCTATCATTCTAGGGCAGGGATATATATCTGATTTATCTTTTCTCACACTATTGTGTGTAAATATACCATTTTCTCCCCTTAAAGCACGTTTATCTATATCAAATATGCTAGCAAAGTAATCTTTAGGGATATTGTACTGGTCACACAGGTACACTAGCAGCTGGCGAGTGCTTTCTATCTGTGCATCTGTATATGACTGCCAATAGATATGCCCTTTGTACTTCTCTTTAAGTGTAGTGACTTCTTTATAGTCTATCTTACCCCCTACATAGTTATAGTAGTAGCCATTTCTTTTAGTTAATGGGCCATAGTTACAGATCTCTATCCCTACAGATAATCTATCTAAACTCCTATAAGTTACTCCTGCCTCACTAAATACCTCTTGTTTTAATCCCAGGTGATAAGCCCAATGTTTAGAACTGAAGCACTGTACTATGGCCCCACTAGCACTAATGACAAAGGCAGTGGCGACCTTCCCTACTTTCTGATTAAAGAACTTTGCTACAGCTATGCCACTAGGCCCACCTGCAGTATGATGCAGATAGATTTGTCTCTTTTCTGTAAGCTCATCTACGTATTGATCTTTAGATAATCGGTGTTGAATTATCTTTGTTATGTCTAAGTCCATTTAGATCTGTTTTAATTTCTTTAGCCCTGGCAAATAAGTTTTTCATTGAATCCCAGATTGAAATTCCACGAATAGCAATATAATTTTCATTGATTGAAATACACTCAATACTTACCAATATAAGCGAAAGTATCTTTGTAAGCATTAAAGGAACTGAAAAGAACTTTATTATAATATCGTTTAAAATAAAATAGTCTATTAAGTAGAATCCAATAACGGCAACTTCATAAAGGAATAATTTAGAAACTACCGCCGAAAGTTTGCGCGATGTAATTTTAATTTTTAGTTTTTTAGCCTTCCAAATTCCTGTAATAGTATCTACCACAATAGCAAAAGCAATTAAAAAGAGTATACCTGAGATAGGCAAAAAGAATGAGCTGATAACTGCTAATAGTTGCACAAATTTTTGTTGAAAAGTTGTTAATAAAATTAATAGCTGTGTTTTCATTATAGTATTAATATAGAGTTGTTATATCCATTCTCTCTAAAGTTACCACACATACCAGTGCAGGTGTATGTTTGTTGATTGCACATGTTACATGAGTTAAACATAGGCCTAAGATCAGTATCCATGTTAGTGGTAGATATAAACTGAGGAAATAGTGCCTTGTTAGCTAGTAGCCATCTGATAAGTCTCTGCTCAAAGAATGATGCTTTCTGTGCATAGTGTTCCATTCCAAAGGCAACTTCGCTACGAGATACACTAGCAGAGTAATCACCTGATTGTGTTTGCAGTCCCTTGTTTTTTAGTTGGTAGGTTAATCCAAATACTGCATCTTCTGCACTCCTCCATGCTATCACTGGCTGTATAAATTCTACTAGATCTATCTCATCAGGGTTAAGTGTCTGAGCATTGTACTGAGTTAGCATATAGTTGTAGAACGTGGTGCCCAGGATAGGCTGTATCCTTAGTGCTGCCTGAGTAGCTACATAGGGAGTAACATCTGTTACATCTACATTAGCTGTGATAGGGGTGTTTACTTTAAGGTAAGTTTCTGTTATGAAGAATAGCATTATACAATGGGGTTAGTAAGTGGTGGTAAATCAGCTAGAGCTCGTATCTCATCAGCTGTCATATTATCAAGTATTTTCTGAGCTATAGTAGGGTGCATAGCACTAATTAAATTATTAATCCTAGAAGTATCTGCCTCAAGCTCTACTATATTCTCATCTATTATCTGAAAGTTATTAATAGTAAATTGTGCAGGGATTTTGGAGATGGTTAATAGCTCATTAAAGATAGCCATCACACATCCTCTTAGCTCCATTACTACATTCTTTTCAAATATCACATAAGCCTGCTTAATATCTGCACCACCTCCAAGGCTTCCTGTGGTACGTACTCCCATTAATATAGGATCTATAGTATGAGCAAAGCAAATCTGTTCAGTATTAAGCTGTGAGGCTTCCTGAAATAGACTATCATTACCATTTGTAGGTAGGCTTTCTATCTTAGGTAACTGATCCTGTGAGTTAGCAAAAAATGCAACAGCTTTACCTGCATTAGCAGCACCTTTCATTCTATCAATAGTTTCTTTTATCATGTGCTTCTCTTCCTCGCTTTGTGGTCTCTTAGGAAACATCATGGCAAAGCTAGGAAAAACACTATTTTGTATATTACTTTTAGCAAAGTAGCTAAGCTCACCTGATAAGAAAGCAAAGTTAAGAGCTGAGGTGTATTGTGGTAGTGAGTAGTAATCCTGCCCTAGTGATTTAATCTCATAGCAATATAACTGCTCATAATCAGAGCATGCTACGTGATAAGGCTTAATCTCTCTTACATCTATATTAGTACTCCAATCCTCACATAGATAGTACATATCTTTATTCCTAGATATTCTTACTTTCTCAGGCGATATGTTTTCAATCTTAATTAGTTTTTTGGTACTATCAAAACATAATTTGCAATAGATCCTATTGTGCACAATTAACTGTCTAGTAACAGCTTTTACCGTTTGTTTAATTTTTATTTTCCTTTCAAACATATAAAGCTCTAGCTTCTCAGGGGTAGTTAGTTTATCAGTAGCCAAAGCAAAGCCACCACCTATCACTGCATTAGTTTTATAATCTACTATGGCACCATGTAAGGGGCTAGAAAAATACATTTGATTAAGTAGCTGAGGATATAGGTTATCATTACCAAATCTCACCCACATATTAGTGGCATATCTACCATTAACATAGGGCAGGGATAAATCACCTTTACCTACAGGTAAGAATGGAGTGCTGAAAGATTGATAGCCTTCTACCACTTCAGGTGTTGAGCTTTGTTTTTTGAATAAATTATTATACCATGCCATAGTTAATCGTATATTGAGGTGCCTACTGGCCCACTTACCACCATTCTACCCTCTTCTATTACCACTCCTGTGGTTTGTGCAATAGATAAAGGTAGTACATAGGGTACTGAGCTCTCATAAATCTGATATATAAACTGCCCTTGTAACAAGGTAATATCTACAGGCTCATTAAGTACAAAAAGATTGTACCGTTCAGGCCATAAGCTAGTATCTGCAGTGGTAAATAACTGAGTGCTAGAAGTAGTATTCATTTCATTAGTGAAAGCAAAGAGATAGTGAGGGGTGGGTACAGTAGTAACCTCTGTTAAGGTTAGCACTACCTGGTTAATTACTCCCTGTTCAATGTATATCATACCTATATTATATGTTTACTTCAAAATGTTTAGAAATAAAAAAAGCCCCACAATATGCAGGGCTAATTTTGATAGTATTAAAGCGTATTAAGATACTCCGATTGCAGCAAGTGCAGCAGTTGACATAGTAACCTCATAAGCTAAGTATTCGTTCTCACCTAACAAAGTTACAGCATATTTAGAACCATCTGCACGAGCAGTTCCTGATCCTTCAGCTACACCTGTAACTTGCAAGTAAGGGAAGTACCAATACTTACCATTAGCATCCAAAACAATAGCTGTAATATACTGCTGTCCTGATCCTAAAATTTTGATAGCTCTTGACTTATCAGCTTCACGTCTATGAAACATTAAGTTAATAGTAGAAGTAACAAAAGATGATCCATTGATTAAGTCAATAGCAGCCTCTTCTGTAAAGCTAGATGTATTTCTACGAATGTAGTAGTTTTTAAATAATGGAGCAAGAGCTACTAAAGTAATAGCTGTTATCGACCATCCTAAACCTGCAGATGGGTCTGCAGGAGTGATAGATAAAATTTCATCTTGTTGGTTAATCCATATACCATAGATACCACCACTGTTATTATCGCAACTTTTTAAAATGGCCTCTAAGGCCTGGCATGTTGTTGGCATGATTTATATGTTTTATATAAAGGGGGTTGCCCCCCCTTATGAGTTAGTATTAAGCGTAGTAAACGATATCTGTAGGATTAACAAAGCTGAAACCTACTTTCATGTTTGCACGAGTTCTGATTACAGGCTCAGCAACAGTATCTGCTAAGTTCACAGCACGTAAGTCTGAAGAGTCACCCTCACCATCAAAAGCATAGATAAGGTTATCTTTCAAAGTAATTACAAAAGTATCATTTGACATCCCTGGACAAATTACTATTTTGATACCTAAGTAAGTCAAAGCTAGATCCTGAGTGATGTATGCATTAGTGTTACCTGAAGCTACACCTAATCGGTAGATATTAACCAATTGAGTAGGCATGTAGATACGCAAGTCAGCAGTACGGGAAGCAATAGCTGCAGGAACCAAAGCAAAAGCAGCTGCTAATTTAGCACCTAATCCAGCTACACCTGTAAACGTAGTGATACCACCTGTACCACCATTGATAACATCACCTGCTACAACTGAAGCAGCTAATCCTTTCTCATAACCATCACACAAAGCAAGTTGTGGATTAACAGATAAGGTATCACCTTGCCATCTTAAAGACTCAATTTGTCCTGCAATAGCGTTAGCCATCTCAGACCAGTAGAAGCTAAAGAAAGATGCTACTGTGAAATCACCATTAGATCCTGCTGCCATTTGCAAAGAAACAAAAGACTGCTCTAAGTCAAATTGACAAACTTGAGCCATAGCAGAAAGAGCACATACGTCTACTTCATGAGAGCTTAAGTCATCAGTGTTAAGGTTAGGGAAGTTACAAGGGGATGTAGCTAATAAGCCTGTACCAAAAGTAACTGTACCAATTTTAGTTTTGTACTTAATGCCAGGTAAAGTACGGAAGTTATCAGGAATTTCACTACCTGAAAGATAAGCCTGTGCGTAGAACGCATCAGCGTTTGGTGCTAATAGTGCAGAAGCATCAATGTTTAAATCAAATCTTAATTTTCTCATTTTGTTTGTTTGTTTTTATTGGTTGTTAAATTTATTAAATGAACTTAATTTTTGCTGTACACTCATCTTTACAGCCTCTTCTAACTCCTCTTCTGTTTCTACTACTAAAGACTCTTCTAATTGATTTTTTAAATCAGCTATCATAGCCACAAGAGCATCCACTTGTTCTGTAATTAATGGGCGTACTATTTCTAGTATTGCCTCAGCATCCATAGCAGGATCTACAGCCATAGTTTCCTCTTCTACTACTTCCTCCTCTTCTACTACTGTATCAGACATTGCCTCCTCTTCTACTACTACTTCTTCTTCTCTAATTTCAGTGATCTCACCATCAACTACAACGTAGATTTTGCCGTCAATTAAGTGTTCACCATCAGGTAATTTATTCATATTATTTAGTTTAAGTTGTTGCTGTTCTTTGAGCTTCATACCTAGATATCCTTCTATGCTGAAACCTACCTGCCCATCTGCTACCAGTTGTGCATAGTATTCTTTATCTGTTACCTGGGCTGTAACCATTAGAGTCCCCTCAGGCACCTCTATCCCAAAACTAGAATAGGCTTTATCCTCTTTGGGAGTATCTACTATCCATGCTTCCAATACATAAGCAGGTACAGTCTTATCAGTATCATGCTCTAGGTTAAAGAGATCCTTGTTACTCATATCACGCATAAACTTTGCATGAATTTTCTCTATCTCTTCTATTGTAAACTTAACATAGTACTCTTTACCATCCTCATCATCCTTTCTATATATCTCCATTGGGATTAAAGCAGGTGCTACTATGCGATACTTAATATCATCTGTAAATATCATAGGCTTAACCTGGCTATTGAAAGCCATACCCATTACTTTGATAGCAGGAGTGGATGTAAAAGCTATTTGTTCTATACCTAAGTCCTCCCCATTTTCAGAGTATTCAGGATCAATAGTAATTTTGTATACAGGTAAATTATCTTTTGCCATACCTATATTATAATTATTCATATATTTGTAAAAAAATTAAATATGGTAACTATTTTAGGAAGGGAGATCCCTAACAGAATTGAAGAGCTGACTATTGAGCAGTTTGAGAATATCAGTGAGATATCTAATAACAAAGAGATAGATAACATTGATAGACACCTGCAAATTTTTGCTAGCTTAGGTATCCCTGAGAGTGAGTTCTTTGATTATGATGTGGCTGATTTTATTGATATTGTTAAAAAATTTAATGAGCAGCCTAAGACTGAGTATCCTGTGGTAGAAACTATAGCGCTTGATGGCTTTACATACACTGCACAGTTAAAGCTCACAGTACGTGATACTAAGCTGATTGAAACTATAGCTATTAACAAACCTAAAGGATATATCTCTGGAATACTAGCTATTATGTTTAAGGCTGATCACCTTACTGTTACAGAGCACTATGCAGATGCACACCTAAAACTAAAAGCTAAAAATATTAGTAAACTTAAGGCATGTATAGCTATCCCTTATATTATGTTCATTGCTAACAAGATAAAAAACCAAGTGGAGAATGTACCTACCGAAGCAGTGGAGTGATGTAACTGTTGAAAATTTTATAGAAATATCTATAATAGATAGGCAACACCACTTTAATAGTGAGATACTATCTATATTAAGTGATGAGCCTATAGAGGTGATAGAGGAGCTTGATATAGATGATATGATCAGCTATATTAATCAGTTAAGTTGGGCTACCTCACAGCCACACAATAGATATAAGCACAAGCTACTACACTACACCATTAAGCCCTTATCACAGCTTACCCTATTTGAGTACATAGACCTCGACTACTTTTTTAATGATAACTACGTCACAAATTTAGATAAGATATGTGCCATCCTGTACAAGCAAACTAAGGCAGGGGAGTGGGGTGATATAGAGATGGAAGGCTATGAGTATGAATTGTATACTAGAGCTGAGCAGTTTTTGGACTTACCTATTACAGATGTTTATGGTATCATCCCTGAGTACTTGAAGTTTAGAGATAAGTTCTTAGATAATTATCGTAACCTATTTGTAGATGCAGATGATAAGCTCACAGATGATGAGAAGATAGAGCTAAGCCCTGAAGAGTTGAAGGAGATAGAAGAGGAGGGTAAGAGTGCTAAGTGGTCATGGGAGCGTACTATCTATACCCTTACCAATGGTGATATAACTAAGAGTGAGAAGGTAGGTAGGCTACCCCTTACCTATGTATTTAATATATTAGCCATGAAAAAAGAGCTAGACATCTAATGGGTATCCTGGTATAAAGCCTGCAGGTGGTTCAATAGGTATGAATGAGTAAACTATTGACTTGTTGCCTTGAAAAATTCTAGCTATGTCCATAATGGGATACTTTTTAGTAACCCATTCAGTGTACTGCGAGTATATCTCAATAGTTATACCTGCATTGTCTAGCTCTTGAGTAAACTGTCTTACTAAATCATACGGTGGTATAGATCCACTATTAGGGCCATATTTGTTACTAGTTTTTCGCACCCCATTATTAAGATAGATAAAGTAATACATGGCAATGATCTCAATTTCTATGTAACCTAGTGTAGGTACCTTGGCATTTATTCTGATACTATCTACTAGTGTGCCCTCTTGAAATAGGCCATTACTCATAATTATTCTCTTTAATATGGCTGCCATTTTCCTACGTGTAGGATATAGCACATTAAACTCACCTGTATTAGCGTATCTTCCCATTATTGTATTATTTCTACTAGCACTCCATAACTTTCAGTTACTGCAGTTAGTGTATTATTTGTAATTGTAAAGTATAAATATTGCTGAGCAGTAAAGTCTCTAGGAGTAACAGTAAAAGCAGCTAACTGACCATAGTCAGCATTAGCATTACTTGCGGGTGCAAGAGCTTTTATGTCTCCTAAAGCACCACCTATTACAGGCATAGTCCTATAGATGGATACCATCCCTAAACTTCCTATTGCATTAGTAGCTATTTGAGTTGAAGCTGTTATTTGTGCAAGTGATGGACTAGCTACAGTACCTATTCTTATTCGTGTTCTTGGTGCAGCACCACCTAAAGTTGTTACTCTTACAGTAAAAGATGAGCGAAGCATAGCATTGGTTATTGTAGTAGGGATAGGCACAGAAGCTATCAAAGTTTCATTAGTTGTTGCTGTTACTATTGTTACGGCAGATGAGCAGTATAAAGCACCTCCACCACCACTAGCAGCTGCTATAATTTGAGTGCCTGTAATAGCAGTATTGACAGGAAGCCCTCCTATAATGGAAGTACACTCTATCAAATCTGTTGCCTGTAAGTCTCCTGTGTGAGCAGGTAAAGAGGGTCTCCAATCACCCCACCATCCATTAGCCATATACCTATATTATATTATAAAAGTCATTTGTTTAAATTGGCACTGCACAATCAGTCCAATCATTTACTGTTAATGTGATACTCATCTGATACCCTGCAGCATAATCTAGTAGATCATTATTGAGGGGTGAGAATGTAGGCACTCCTACCACATCAAAGCTAAAGTCTGAGCTATCATTAAAGTACACATTAAGATCACTAAGTATCTGTTGTGTATCACTTAAAATAGTTATGATGTTAGCTCTATCCTTTTGTATGATATCATAGCAGTAAATGTCAAAGCTAAACTCTGTAGTGTTCTCAGTTGGTATCACTCCACTAGGCACAATATATACCAAAGGATACTTCTCATTCTTAGTACAGAAGTTGTACATCTGTTCCTTAAAGTCACTACCTACCTTCTGTACCTGTAAGTGTGCATTATAGAAGGCTGTTATCTCGTTTACTATTGCTTGTAGACTGTTCATAATTCTGCTGATTTATTAATTCTGTTTATCTTATTCTGTACACTAGTTACTTGAGTTTCAGATACTACAGCAGTAACTGTCATGTTAGTATCAGTAACTCCTCCTGCACTCATTGTGTTACCGGTGTTAGCACTACCGAAGAGGTTAGGACCTTGTGGCACTACAGTAGCAGTGTTAGATCCTGCTGTATCACCTCCACCTCCTCCACCTCCTACACCACTTGCACCTGCAGGGTTAGAAAGTATCTGCTTAGCCTTAGCCATGTTGGTAGCTATCTGTATAGCACCTCCTACATACTGAGCTATACCTGCACCTCCTGCTGTTAGACCATTTAATGGGTTACTGTTAGCAGCTGCTACTAAAGCTGAGATAGCCTTAGCAGTGTCTACACCTAATTGAAAAAGTGCAGCAGCCTTATTTAACTTAGCAGCCTTAGCCTGGTCCTTAATTAGCATGTTACCTATATCTGTAATACCCTTACCAATATCACTGGCTAGTGTTATTTTAGCATCCCTTTCACGTTGAGCAGCATCTATCTTAGCATTTGCAGCATCATTCTCCATCTTGACACTTTCAGCTTGGTACTTATCATTGATAGCCTTAATAGTAGCAGCATCATTGTTAGCAGTCTCAAGGTCCTTAGCTAACTTAGCTTTACGTGCCTCTTGTGCTATTACATCTTGCGCTTGCAGTGAAGCTAGTAGGTCTACCTGTGCCTTGGTATCTGCTGCTATCTTAGCTTCTGTCCGCTTAGTATTTTCAGCTACTTCCTGCTCATTGTATATCTTTGTAAGTTCTGCCTTCTGAGTTTCTGTAAGAGTTATATTATCAAGTGCTGCCTTCCTTAGCTTATCATATTTATTCTTAGTCATGGCTAGCTCTTTCTCGGTACCATCCACCATCATAGATAGTCTAAGCTCAGCTATCATATTATCACCTGCTAGTAGGTTATCAGCCTCAGTCTTCGCCTTATTTTTTGCTAGTAAGTCAAGCTCATCTATTTGCTGTGCTAAGTATATTTGTGTAAATCGTTGCTTTTCTGCTTTAGTCTTATCCTTATCTTTAACTAGGTCCTCTTGCATCCTCTTGTACTTCTCATTGACTGTAGCTATCTCTCTCTCACCTGCATCCTTAATAATACTGATCTCAAAGTCAGCAAAGGCTCTTTGTGCTGCTAGTCTATTCTTTGCGCCATCATCAAAGCTACCACCACCACCACCACCACCTACAGGCTTATCAACCTTATCAGGCTTACTAGCATCTACTACTGACTGAGCTCTAATAGCTTCACGTTCTCGCACCCCTGCTTTAATTAGTTCATTTTCTGCTTTAATTTGGTCCTTAAGTTTTTTTCGTGCTGCTATCCCTTCCTTAGAAGTATCATGCATCTTACTTAGTATTTCTTTTTGGTTTGCCTTTATACGTATGTATGCTTCACGCTGTGCTACCATCGACTTTTGTAGCTCAAGGTAAGTGGTATCTTTATTTGCTATCTTAGCCATTCTTATCTCATGAGCTAGAGCACTATCTGTAGACTTGGCTCTCTCTTGTGAGCTTTCTTGTATTTTCTTATTTGCAGCTTCGACTCTTTGAGCATTTTCATCAGCAGCAAAAGATGTAAGCCCCATCCAATCGGTCAGATTTTTGAAGGCTTGTATTAAAGCATTAACTGGTATCATTAAGATATCAATAACCATTTGAAGTTTACCAAATTTTTGCAAAACCAAAGCCACTGCAGCCACAATAGCAATAGTTACAGCTGCCACCAAAAAATAGGGGTTCGAGAGTAGCTGTCTGCCTAGGTTAAGGAAAACCCCTCCGATATTTTTAATGGTAGAACCAAAGTCTGTAAATTGCTTAGTCAAATCTGATGGCTTAAGTTCACCTAGTACTTGCTTTAGATTTTGAGATTGTTTTGCAGCTTTTGTGAAATCTAAAGCATTTATTGAATAAGTAAGCCCCTCAAATGAAGCCTTAGCTTGGTCAAGGTTACTACCTTTCTTAAAGCTAGATATAGAAGTATTAACTGCATTTATTTTTTTCTGTACATCACCTGCCTTATCAGCAAGTGCAGCAAACTCATCAGGGTTAACAGCATCAGCCATTTGATTTTTTAAGTCCTTTAGCTCTGCCTTAAGGGCTGCAATTCCTGTTAATTTTATAGGTATCTCTACTTCATTCATTTTATATGTAGTATTTAATTTCTATTGTGGTACTATTTAGGTAGCTATCTACAAAGCCTACCCCTATCTGTGAAGTTGTTACCTCTATTTCATTAGTTGGAAATAAGTAGCTAGCAGTAACTATGCCATCAAAAACTACATTGTTTATGACCACACTAATCTCAGACGGAAATATAGTCCCTAGTGTAAAGTTGTCTATACTACCCCTGTAGTTACCTACTCCTATCCTGGTCCATGTTATATCACTAAAGCTGTTATTCATAATATCTACACCAGGATCTAGTGCTGCAAGCTGTGATAGGTTGCCTATGTATATCTTAGGCACTATGCCTGTAGGTACTCCATTTATAGAGCCAGTTCTTAGTGAAGGTGTAAATATCTCATCTGTACCTACTATGTTACCATCACCCACTATCATAGACCTTGTGCCTCCCACTATCACATTACCTCTACCCATTACCATAGCAGTAGCGTTATTGCTAAAAACATTCGAGGTAATCATTCTAGTAGTGTTTAATCTTGTCATGGCTAGCATACCAATAGGACCTATGCCGAAGGGGGGCTGTGATGGTGTAGTAGGTTTGATAGGACCACTAGGCCCCATGAATGGTGTAAAGTTTACCTCAGTATCTATGCTGATAAGTTCTACCTTAGTGAGCTTGTTAGCGTTGGCATCATAGTCTATTACCTTGTTTATATTCCACCATGAGTTATCTATCCTTATCTTATCATTAAGTTTCAGTGCTTGGATGTCAGGCTCCCTAAGATTAAACAAAGCCGTAAGCATCTTACCATTGTTTATCTGCCCCATTGTACGCCTCCAATATCTATTGTAAAGATTGTTTTGAGTTAGGTTTGTAGGTTGGTAGTAGTAGAATGAGCACACTGCAAAGTTTATATCAAAGGTAGGAGTGAGTGGATCATCAAAGTGGCCTACCAATGGGTAGCTAGTTAGGTTAATTTGCCCTACACTACCATAGTCATAGATGTAAAACTGGCCACAGGTAGCTAGTGGCTGTCCTGCTATAGTCTTATCATATAAGATACGTATATTAGTTTGTGGTGCAGCACCTGCTAACATAGGTACAAAGGCACCAAATACTGTCTTAGTCACAGGAGTAGGGCTAAAGAGTATGGACTTAGTAGTCACATCTTTTACATACTCATTATCAAATACCACCTCAGCCTGCCCATAGATATTGTTAGTGGCATCTGTGTAAGTGGTGTTAGGGTTATCCTTATCAGGTGCATAGGTGAGTATTACTTTCTTTGAGGTGAGCTCAGGTAGGAAGGATAGATCCTGCTCTTTGTCTTTAGCTAGCTTGTAAGTCCAATCTACCTCAGTGCCTGCATCATAGTAATCATCCCTGCTCTGTAGGTTGAGCTTGTTAGGTTGATCCTTATCTACCTCAGCATATAGGTTGTACATGTTAAAGATAGCCTTAATGAAGTCACTCTGCTTAATCTTCTTAGGCACATAATCATTCATATCTATTGTGCCACCTATAGCTACCACATTACTGCTAGGTAAGATGGTGAGCTGTACGTTACTAACAACAGCCTCTATACGTAGTGTGCCAGCTGCAGGTACAGCTCCTGTTACTGAGCCCAATCTCCATAGCGCAAAAACATTTGTACCATTTTGGTGTTGTATATTTTGTTGCTGTACATTGATACCAAAAGTAGCTGATTGTAAATTTGATAGAAGTTGGTAGCTAAGTGGTAGTGTAGAGTTAATGTTTTGAGTTAAGATAGTAGTAGTGCCAGGTAGCACAGTTAAAGGACAGGTTACAGAATTGCCAGCGTATAGAAATCCTGCAGGTACAGATGTGGCAGTGAATAAATTTGAGAACACTACAGGCTGTGTACCTGCACTTACTGCTAAATAGGGTGCATATCTTACACTCCTTGGTAAACCATTCCATGCACCAAAGCAAGTAACACCTGTAGTATTAACTATCCTTAATGAATAAGTCATAGTAACATTGAAGTCATAGCTCTGAGCATTGTTACTGCTTATGATAAAGGGTGTAGTGTATACCCCTGTAACAGGGTTAAAGATATTCTGTATATCATCTAGCTCAGTAAAGCCTGTAAAGTTTACCTTATTGCTTGGCCCTAAGAAATTACCCCCCCCTATATCTGTACGGCCTAATGATTGGAAGGTACTAGATATTGTGAAGGGTGCTATCCTCTCAGCTCTTACTAAGTAATCGTTATAGTCAAAGTTATCTACCCCTCCATTGTAAGGGATCAGAAGCTGATCAAATCTATCATATGATAGACTAGCCCAATCATAGGTAAAGCCTGAACCACTAAATATCCTATCAAAGTATACCTTAGCAAATATGGCAGGCTTAAACTCCTGAGTGCTGTAGGTTGCATCACCACTGCCAGGGAGAAAATACTTGAAGCCATTTACTACAGTGTTACTAAATCTAGCCACCACATTGAAGGCATCATAAGGGTGGTTATAGTCACTGAAGTTAATATCAGTTAATTGTTTGTTAGCTATGGCTGTAAAGAAATCTGCTTTGCTATCCTTGATTAACACCTCATAGTCTACCTGCTCTTCATAGCCATCTGTTATCTGTAGCTTCTTTATGGCTGTTAGTTGCATAGAGGCATCCTCTACTATGGGTATACCATCCTGTATCACTGAGCACAGGGTGAGCTTGTTAATATCAAAGGTGCCTGCTACTATGTTAATATCATAGTATTGGTTAAGCAGGTTAGCATTGTTCTTAGAGCCTATTAGAGTAATGGTCTTAGAGAAGTTACCCTTCCTTTGGCTTACATCCCTGATATCTCCCACTTGAAAATTTAAGGGGAAGGCAGTACCCTCCTTTACATCTAGGTAGCCTGTGGCTAGTTGTATCTTAACCATCTTATGCGTTTACTATATCGTTATTAGCTAGTTTTATCTGTATGCTCTGCTTAATTAAATTCTTATTCCTTTGCTTAAATTTATCAAAGCTACTAGTGATGATATTACAGCTGATGTACTCAGTGCTATCAGGTATCTCACAGTCATTCTCATAGGTGCTCACCTTGTACAGTGTATATGGTGATGAGATGAGCTCAGTAAAGTACAAGGCCATATCCTCAGTCATGTAGTCAGTGTTTAAGTCTATGGTGTTAGTAGTGCTTATGTAGGTAGCCATCTGTCCTCTATCATAGGTCTCATAGGTCCAATGGTTAGTGCCATCTATGTACCCCTCCACATCTCTATTAAACTCCTCCCTAGTTACTGTGCCCCTTTCGTATGCTCTACCTGTGAAGGCAAAGCTACCCCATGAGCCCATCCTATCTAGGAAGAGTATACTGTGCTCTAATGTTCTCACCCTTCTATCTATGTTAATCATATATGATGTACTCCTAGGTATACCATTACGTAGGTACCTGAACTCATAGAATGTGGTGTTAGGCTCTATTAAGTTACCTGAGCCTGAGATAAGAGTAAGTGTGCCAAAGTTGTTAGGCCCTACAGATATACCACTAACATGGTCCACAGCTGTTACTACCTTTTCAAATACACTGCCATTACTGTTAGTGAACTCCATAGTATCAGGGGCAGTAGGTGAGCCATTAGCTACAGCATTTACCCACATATCCTGTGACAAAGTCATAAACATATTTTTGTTAGCACCTGGGTAGCTTGTTAAGAACAGATCATTAAAGCTGTTGAGCATGTACTCTTGGAAGTTATAGGCAGGCATCTCCACCCATGGCTTAGCACCATTGAATACAAAGTTATCTAAGTCTAGCGTCACATTCCTAGTGATAGTCTTACGACCATCTGCATAGGTAATGGATCCATCTATAGTAGGAGCTGTAACTAAGCTAAAGAGACTGTTCACCACTATGAAGCCTACACCTGCTACTAGCACAGTGAAGAGACCTTCCATACCAGGGTTGGCTGCTATACCTCCCACACCTTGTATGATGTTAATCTGATCACCTACCACAAAGGGATGCACTACATTTATCTGTACCCTTCCATTAAAGGGGGGTATAGTGTAGGCTACTAGTGTAGCAGTGTATAATACAGTAGTTAAGTACTCCTCCCCCACATGCACATCATACTCGTAGTGGGAGTTAGTAGCATTGTACACTGAGGTGTTAGTCAAGTTAAGGTCATAGCTTACCTGAGCTTGTAATAACTTAGATAGATCTACCTCACCATACCCTGTGCCATAGGTAGGCAGTACCCTGTACTCTGCTATCTGAATAGTAGTGCCACTCTCATAAATATCAAAGATATACTTGAAGCCTAACAAGTTTACATTAGTGCTGTTGTATATGTACTTGATCTGATTGTATGCAGGTACTAATATCTGTGGGGTTGCTATTGCGAAAATGGCCATTACTTCTCTTTACCTATATTAGCTTCATTACTGTTATTGTTTTTAAAGCCACCCGCTATCATGTATGCATGATCTAACATGGCTAGATGTTGTTGCACCCTCATAGGATTATTGAATACTATCTGCACCTGCTTACCAGTTTTATGGTGGATGTAGGCTTGCACCACTTGTATCTTATGGATGGTCTCAGAATGCATAGTAGCTATCTTCAGTGTAGTACTCCTGCCTTATGTGAGTAGTGGCATATCTTATTGCATCCATAGCATCATCATATAATTTGACAGGCTCATCTGTTATGAAGTC